GGCCTGGGTGTCGGGCACGGCCTATACGGCGCCGGATCAATTGCGGATTACCTATCGCCGGCCAATCTACGACTTTACACAGTCGTCGGATACGCCGGACTTTCCGATGCAATGGCCACGGCTGATTCTCTTCCGGTTGGCCGATGATCTCGGAGACCTCTATGGGATTCCGATGGAGGAGCGCAATCGGATGATTCAGAAGGCAAAGGCGTCGTTTACGGACATCTTTGCGGGCGGGGGCGCGGGGGCGAAGGTCAAGAGCGGGAAACCGCATAATAAGGTCAGGTACTTCTGATGCCTAATCTCATGTCACAAGCGGCTCAAGAATTTCCGATCCTTCGAGACTTGAGCGTGGGATACAAGGAGAGTTTCGGGAAAGGCCAAGGCTATCTGGAATTCTGGCCGGCTGATGAGACGGGAACGAGTGATGCCCCACGGCCACAAGAGTTTCCTATGGGGACAGTAGGAGTCGAGGTCTATGATCCAAAGACGCGCCCGATCGATATTATGGGAGATGTGGCGAGCCATCATCTGATTCAGACCGACCCTTATGTGAAGAAAGCCTATGAAGTGTTCGAAACGTCTTTAACGGGAGACCAGCGGGCTCGCCTCCAGGATCAATATGAATATGCGCGAAGAAATGAGGGAGAACGTCGACCGTTCAACGAATGGTATGAGCACAGCGGTTTGCCTGGATATTTTAGGGGCTATGCCTTTGATCAATGGGAGAACGCGGCGGAGCTCTATACGCCGGACCAACGGCAACTCTTTGACAATATGATGGACTATCTTCGAAAGCCGAGGGCGAAGTAATGGGCGACTGGAAAGACGTGCCGCTGATCGGACAGCCCTATGAGACCGTCGAAGAGATGGAACTCGATGAATGGGCGGCGACGGTCGTGGACGCCATTCCGATCATTGTCGAGGGAAAACTCCATTTGATTAAGCGGCCTGGTCTTACGCAATGGATCGATCTAGGGACGAATGCGCCGATCGACGGGTGCTATTGGTTCGACAAGCAACAGTGCGCCCTCGTGGTGAGCGCTGGGCGCGTCTGGAAGATTACCGATAGCGCCGGGACGATCACGGAATTGACCGGCTCAACCGCCCTCGTCAAAAGCTCGTCCGTGACCTTTGCCGATGATGGCGTGCGGGTCGCGATGGCGAACGGGGCGAACATTGTCTATACCGATCTCTCCACACTCACGACGGCGGCAAGCAACTGGCCGACACGAGTGACCCATGTAGCGTACCTCGATAAATACCTCTTGGCCAACAATGTCGGCACGGGACAATGCCAATTCAGCGTGCTTGGCGATATTACAACGTGCAATGCGGCCGACTATTTCGAAGCGGAGTCGGACCCGGATAATCTCGTGGCGATGAAAGTCGCGTATCGGGAAGTCTGTCTCGTGGGTCGGCAGTCGGTGGAATTCTGGGTGGATGACGGGACGACGCCCTTCTCGCGAATTGACGGATCGGCGCAACCGTTCGGTACCGAAGCCCCCTATAGTCTTGCACAAATCGGGGGCACGTGGATCTGGCTCGATCATACCCGCCGGCTGGCCACGATGCAGGGACGCCAGGTCGTCAATGTGTCGAGTCCATATGACCGGGTGATTCAACGAATGATTTCGGTGAATGATGCGGTGGGCTATGTCGTCTCGATCGACGGCTATCCGATCTATGTCCTGAACTTTCCCACGGCCCGGCAAACCCTGGCCTACAACTATGTGACCCAGCAATGGCACAAGTGGGGGTATTGGGATACCACGACGGCGAATTATCAGCGGTATCGGGGTCTCTCCTACTGCTTTGCGCGGGCCTGGAATACTCATCTCGTCGGGGATTATGCGAATGGGATTCTCTATAAGGCCGACCCGCTTACCTATACCGACAATGGCAATCCCATCCGGACCCTGCTTCGGACGGGGCACATTTCGCATGGGGCGGATTTTACGAAACGGTCAAATATCTTCCGGTTGAAGTGTAAGCGCGGGGCGGGGAATGCGGCGGTCGCGGACCCGCAAATCATGCTCCGCCGGCGGATCAATAACAAAGCGCAATGGCACAACGAGCGCTGGAAGAGTCTCGGGCAGGCCGGCCAGCATGAACTGTTCATCGACTGGCGCCGGAACGGGATTTATAAGACGTGCCAGTACGAAATCGTGCATTCGGACAACTCAGCCTTTGTGATAACGGGCGCGCAAGAAAACATCGATCTTTTAGGACGATAAGTATGGCCCAGCAACCGCGCGGCACCCCTTCCGTTTCCGAGAATCAGGATCCTCGGGCGCGGGAGTATTTCGATCAATCGATTCATCGGCTCCTCAGGTTTGTAGGGAAGGTGACGACGGACATTGCGAGCATTGCCGCCGGCGCGAAGGCGACGGTGGCGATTACGGTCACGGGGGCGCGTCCGGACAAGGGGCAAGGAGTGATTCTAGGACTGCCCTCCGCCTTCAATACGAGTCTGTTGGCCTGGGGCTATGTGAGTGCGAAGGATACGGTCACGATGGTTGTCTATAACCCTACGGGCGGGGCGATCGATCCGCCCTTGGCGACCTATGCGGCGCGGGTGATGCCATGAGCGAACTGGCCGAGTCGAATATCAGCCTCGTCAATGACGTGTTCATTAAAGAGATGGTCTTCGTCAAAAAAGGCTGGATTGCGCAGACGCACGCGCATGTCTATGACCATCAAACGCTCCTCGCGGCTGGGGCGCTGCGGGTGACGGTCGATGGAGTCAGTGAAGAGTGGCGGGCGCCGAAAGTTCTGATAATTGCAGCCGGCAAACTGCATCGGCTCGAAGCACTGGAAGATGGCACCGTCGCGTACTGTGTGCATGCGGTCAAGGGCGGCGACACGATCGATGAGGCGGAGCCGTTGGTGCAGGGTCAGGAGAACGTCGCGCTAACGAATCTCGCGTAAGGAAGGAGTCAACCATGCCAGCGATGTGGATAGCGGGAGGAGCGGCGGCAGGAGCAGTGGGGAATATCTTTTCCTCGATCTTCGGGGCGTCGTCGGCCAAGCAGCAAGCGGGGGCCATTCGAGACGCGGCGAACATCGCTTCTCAGACCGCGCTCACGATCAACAATCGTACCCGCGCGGACCTGCAGCCGTTCCGGGACGTCGGGTCCAGCGCGGCGCAACAGTTCTCAGACCTCTTAAGCGGGAAAGCCGATCTGAGTGGATTGATTCAGGCCAGCGTGCCCTATCAGTTCGCGCAGACCATGGGGACCAGGGACATTAACCGGCAGCTCGCGGCGCGGGGGCAATATAATTCCGGGGCGGGCCTGGAGACCCTAGCCAAGTTCAACGCGGACATCGAATCGCAAATCGGACGGGACTATATGGGGCAAGTCTTCAATCTCGCCTCATTGGGGGAGAATGCGGCAGCACAGACCGGCCAAGCGGCCACGGCGGCCGCCGGCCAGGTGGCACAAGCGCAAACGGCGGGCGCGGCGAATGCGGCAGACGCCTCACTCACCGGGACCAAATATCTGACGAGTGGCGCCTCCGGGGCCTTCGGGAGTGTGGCCTCCGGACTGCAGAGCTACGGACAGTATCAATTCTATAAACCGATTCTGGATCAAATCAGCAATCGGAGCGATCTCAGTAATGGTGGTCCGAAGACCTACGATGCAAGCACGGGATTCTTCAATTAAGGGAGCACTATGGCTGACAGTTCATTGATGGATTTCGGAGAGGTCGCGCGGACAGCGATCGGGTTGGGGAGTCTCCTGGAGACGCGGCGCCACAATGACATCCTGGAGCAAAACTCGCTATTGGAAGCGGGCCGCCTCCAAGTGGCGAAAGATCGGGCGGACGTCGACCGAGAGACGCTCAAGCAGAATGCCATGTTCAAGGGATTCGATGAAATCGAGAAGCTGAAGGGCAATCCGGCGGTGGCGCTCAATCCCGTCTGGCAGGCCGGGGCGCTCCATACCCAACTCTTTATGCTGAAAAACGGGTTGGGCGCTAGGATTCCCGAACTGAACACGCTCGACATTCCGACCAGTGATGAACTCTTGGGGTCTTTGACTCAGACCGGCGACTTTCTCAAAGCCTTGCGGTCTGACGATCCCGCGCAACGAGAGGCGGCGACGAATAAACTCTTTGTGGCGGCCCCGCAATATGCCACACGGGTCCTCGATGAGATGAAGAAAGCGAACGATCTGAACGAGCAGGGGGAGCAGCTCCGGCTGAAACTGGAATTGAATAAAGCCCAACTCGGGCGGATTAATCTCCAGGCCGGCCGTTATGCGCTCCAGCAGGGGTTTTATACCGAACATGTGGGGGCGCTCGGAACGACCCTGCATCTGGCCGACTCGCCAGAGTTTAAGGACCATTTCTACAAAATGATGTCGCTCCAAAAAGAGGAGTCGCGGGCGACATATTTAAAACTCCACCCCGAATTTAACCGGGAGTTTCAGAAGGTCCTCAATGAACGCTCAACGCCGATGCCGCTGGTCTTGTCTCAATTGAGTGACGCGATCAATGACAAAGGCCGGCAGCTTAAATCGCTGCAAGCGAAGAACGGGACGGCGCCGGCGGAACTGGCGGAAGAATTGAGCGGGTTCGAGGTCGTGCGCAAGGCGCGGCAGATTGAGACCGAATGGCTCAATGATCCCTATAAC